CAATCAAATGAAGGATAAGGGAGTAACTCTGCCCAGGCGTAGATTTCCCCGTAGGCATCCAGTTTTGCATTACTCCACTCCAAACCATCGAAATAGCGAACCCAACGATACTTCTTATCACATTTCCGTTGCGCGACGAAGTAGCGACCGGGTTTAAGTGGTGGATACTCGACTGGAGTCCACGGCCCCCATTCATTCATCATCTTCACCAGAATCGCGACCGTTGTCCGGAAGGAAGATTGAGACTCTTGGAGCGTTCTCTTGATTGTTTTCCTTCCCAATCAACTTCTCTCGTTCGACGAATCCACCAACTTTCAACCTAAAGAGTACCGGAACCATTTGTTTCTCTCTGACCATTTCTTCGAGTGCTTGTGCGGCATTTGCGATACCAGCCGTCATACCCATTAAATACACTTCTTCGAGGTCAGGATACTCTTCGCACAACTCTTTGAACTTGGCTTTACTCATTCCCCAATAACCGGCAATCATGCCTTGGTCAAGTCCGAGAGTAGCCATGCGAAAAATGACTTCGGGATCAATGAAGATTTCTCGTTCGCCACCTTTCCTCTGTACGGAATCGAACTGAGTATTGCCGGTGAAGGAACGATCATAGACTCGAAACTTGTCATTGACTGTGGAGCGTGGCTTGAGAAAACCGACGACTTCATCTTTCTTTGCAATCTTACTCATAACTTCACCGGCTGTTGATCTGTCAGTGTTGACCAGCGTTCGAGAGTAACAGCGACATACGCCGGATTCAACTCGATTGCCAAACACTTTCGATCCAGTTGTTCACACGCAATCATCGTAGTGCCAGAACCAGAGAAAGGTTCATAGACAAACTCGCTCTCGTGATTCTGAATAGGCTTCATCATGCACTCCAATGGTTTCTGAGTGGAATGTCCGGTATCATTCTTTTGTGGTTTGGATATGTCCCACACCGTCGTTTGTTTCCTATCCCCAATCCAGTTGGCTTTACTGCCTTTGCGTACTGCAAACCAGCATGGTTCGTGCTTTTGATGATAACTTCCTCTCCCAATCGCAAAGTGCGATTTGTTCCAGATAATCATATTGCGTGGAATAAGATCGGCCTTCACAAGATTATCGTGAACAGTGCAGTGAAGTGACCCAGGCGCACACCAGACATAAGCCACATCACCTTGATATAACTCAAAGGCTTCAGTCCAGTCGCAACGATCATCGTTCATAACTTTACCAATCGCGCCTGCACCTAGACAACGATTGCCCATTGATGATGAATTACGAGCAGCATGATTCCGCCAATCTGGATCATACTCCACACCATACGGAGGATCAGTGACCATTAAGTTTGGCTTGTCATTCATCAGGACTCGCGCAACATCTTCTGCTTTTGTCGAGTCACCACATAAGATTCTATGATTCCCGCATTGAAATAAATCACCGAGTTGCACATTCCATTTCTGTTGACATTCTTCTATCTTGTCAACGACTGATTCACAATCATCATCCTCACTCGGTTTATCGGCAGCAACATACCCACACAACTCCTTCGCCTCAAATCCAGTCAATTCGAGATTAAATCCACTCGCTTTCAAATCAATCAATTCAATCTTGAGTAGTTCCTCATCCCAAGACGAATCTTGATTCGTGCGGTTATCCGCAATTCTATAGGCTTGAATCTGTGAAGGAGTTAATGAGTCAGCAACATGAACCGGAACTTCTTTAATTCCCAACTCTTTAGCTGCTAACCAACGAGTATGACCCACTACAATCACGTTATCGGTATCGACCACAATCGGTTGTCGAAACCCAAACTCTTTTATGGATGACTTTACTTTGGGTACAGCCTTTTGATTAACACGAGGATTCCTAATATAAGGGATTAAGCTATCAATCGGTTTCAGTTCAATCTTCATATTTATAGTCCACATTACTAAGTAGTTTAGCAACAACCATTAAAGACTTTGCTGAATTTTCTTCAATGTTGATGTAATAACGATTACCTCTATCATCACAAACATTAAAGTAACTAAATGGGATAATATAAGGGAGTTGCAATAATCGCTTAATGAATTTCTTGCAACGATCTTCATCACGAAAACTGAACTCTAATTCCCATTTTGAAACATCTGGACTACTCATCTTCGATGAACTCCATCATGAGTTTCAACCATGCTTCACGCTCGTTCACAATGTCCCAATACGCTTGTTCGTAATTGAGATTCATCCAGAGCCAGAACAAACGAAGCATGAAACCTCCAATAGCAAAAAGGCCGCAACAGCGACCTCTAGGCTACTACTTAACTTGTTGGTAATCAACCATCAGTGGATTCGAGGGCTAGAGCGAGATAAGCCATCGCGTCGATCAAGTGATCCCGATTGAAGGTGCCTGTTCCAACTCGATTCCTCGCCAGCTTCAGGCAGGCCATGAACAACCAGCCGTTGTATTCTGAAACATGAATCCCAGTGAGCTTGAAGAACAATTCCACTGTGACTGCCATCGACCGCTCTTGATCAACATCACGATCAACCGCACGAGATTTAATCAGATTAGCGACTTCGCGCAAAATCTCAGAGGCGTCATTCGTATTCGATTGACGAGCCGCTCTTGAGATCAGTAACTCTTCTTTGCGAACATTCATCTCAAACTCCCTTGCTCGCGGTGACTTCAGTGGTGTTGTTGTACCGACCTTTTACCGCATACGAGTGTTCTTCAGGAACCGGAGTGACGCGATAGAAGATGATTTGCCCAATCTTCATCCCGGTCTTGAGCAGGATTTGATGATGACTAAGTTCGTTCTTTAGTTCGAGCGTCAGCTTCGAGTTGTGCCAACGGGGGTCAGCATAACCAGCCAGCAAATGATTCAATCCGCCACGGGCAATGCTCGACTTGAGCTTGAATTCGGCAGCAATATCGTTCGGCAGATTGAATGTTTCTTGAGTGCTGGCGAGAATGAACTGACCTGGTTGCATGATGTAACCGGAAGGATCAATGATCAGACTTACCATCTCTGGAGATTGTTTTTTACTCAGGTCAATAACAGGTGATCCGTATTGAACCTTCTCAACAAGAATCGTATCGCCCAAAGTCACATCAATACTCGCACCATTGATGTTTTCTGGATTAGCGTCAATCACACCAGATTCAACCAACTCGACTAACTCAAGGTAGGATAACAGCATCGTTTAACACTCCATCAAAAAAACATAGTCTATAATTATTAGTAGAGATTGTCTACTGTTTAATAAAATTACACTCTTTTGGTTCTTTTTCTAACGCACGAACTCGCTCACAAAGCGATTGTCCATCCTGAGCGGTAAAGCGCGGGCCTTTATTGGCAAACCGGCTCATTTGTTCTGAGAACTCGATGTAATTCACGACCTGGAAAGTGAACATCCCAAACAATAGGAAGAAGAACAAGAGAATGGTTTTCATTTCATCCCTGCTCCATGCTCCAGATACCGCTGTAAAATCCACCACAGCAGTATTCCGCCGCAAGTAATCCCAATCCAGGCCGCTTTACGCACTCCGCCCATGAACTCAGCAAGATTGGTGTTCTGTGCTCGAAGCTCAATGAAGGCTTTTTCGAGGGCTTGCAGTCGTACATCTTGCCCATCCACCATATCAAGAACACGTTTTGAGTCCTCGAAATGCGATGCGATCCGGCCATTAATATCGGCGCTGCGAATCGCGGCCTGCTGGCTGTCGTCGTTGTTCTTCAACACCAGTTCACTTAAATGATCCAGTTTAGCCTCAAGACGCTCAATCCGTCTTTGATCAGTCGGACTGCGCTTCACGAGGCTATCTTGAGTTATATCACTCACATGATCGCCTGATGAATCAGTACGGCAGCCGCTAATGGAGTGCCGATAGTGAACACAAAGCCAATAGCAAATACACTAGCGACCGCCGCTAGATCAAGGATTGTTCTCAAAATACACCGCCTTTCTGGCAATCATTAACAGAATCTTGTGTCCAATTATCCCACTGCCATGCCCACAGCATTGCGGCAACAGGGATCGCAGCAGGCCCACTCCAGGCAATGATGCCTATGTTCCACAGCGCCGCGCCACTCCCTAACAACGTAGACCACATCATCAGTGCGGTAAGTATTGGTATGCCGATGACAATTAAAAACGTAACAATCGACAAACATGTAATAACAAAATGATTGATCAATCGACTCATATAGGCCAACCGGCAGTCAAATCGTATTGACCTACATCTTCCTCCGTTTCCAGTGCCGCAATGGCCTCGGCGTGAACCCGCTCGGAACTAAAGCACGCTTGGACATGAGTTGCCACGGCACCGGCTATCGCGGCAATCGTCGCTGCGTCAATCTGAATCCAGCCATTGACTCCTTTCCAGTCAATCAACACAGCAGGATTGAGTTGGCTGAAACTCCAAGCGCCGGTGATGAGTGCTTGGCTTTGCCGGTCGGTTTCAATGGTCATGCCGTTGAGTGTGATTCCAGCAGTTTCGTGCTGATAGCGCAGGGCGGCAAGGTCGGCGAGTCGGTGCGCTTTCATCCGGGCCAGCACCAAAGCCGGGTCACGCACTAATGCCGTTCCGTTCCATGCCCATTCAGCAGCGTTGAAAAAATCAAATTCGTCAGGTTTTGTTTCGAGCGTGATATATCCGGCTGGCGCGACATACTGCGGGTCAGTCGTTTCGGCAATAACTGCATTAGAAGCAGAGTCGATGATCAGCATGACTTACACCGTAATGTAGATGACGTAGAGGACATAGCCTGCATTCCAAATCCGCCGTTGCAGGCCATTGGCTGCTGAGACAAAGTTAGCGGTATCGTTGTTGATAATCGGGTTAATGCCATTACTGTTATACGTCCCACTGGTACAGCCGAGCGCCGCTGCTCCGGTATCGAGATTCCGCCCGCCGCCACTCGGCCCTTGTCCAACTTCCGCAGTGGTACTCCCCCGCGCCCAGTCGATCATGTCAAATTCGCCCGTTGTGCCGTAATAGCGCCTCAGCAGAATAACCTTGGTGTTATTGGCGACAAAGACGAACGGTGCTGTCGCCGTACTCGCGGTCACACAACGCCCGCTAATACCGATTTGCCGCTGCACTTGCGTCGGATTAGCTTGCAGCGCGGCCAGTGCGGTATCGGCGTTATAGACGGCTAGTCTTGCCGTGCTGGACGTGAGTACTGCATCAGCAGCGGTATTATCCGCCCAAACAGCCGTCATTGCCGTAGAACTAGCGGCAATCGCCGTCATTGCCGTAGAACTAGCGGCAACAGCCGTCATTGCCGTAGAACTGGCGATAACCGCAGTCATTGCGGTAGAACTAGCGGCAACAGCCGTCATTGCCGTAGAACTGGCGATAACAGCAGCGAATGCCGTAGAACTGGCGATAACCGCAGCCATGGCCGTAGAACTGGCCGCTACTGCCGTCATGGCCGTAGAACTGGCGGCAACTGCCGTCATTGCCGTAGAACTAGCGATAACAGCAGCGAATGCCGTAGAACTGTTCAATAGCGCAGTTCGGGCTTCGGGCGATGCGAGAATCGCTTCAAACGACTCGGCATTGGCTGGATCGCTCAGATAGGTATTCAGTTCAGCGCCCGTCATCAGAGTCAGCGGATAAATCGCGTCCGGGCCGATAGCGTCAAATTTATTCACGCTGTCGTAACCACGCAATAAAGCCGCATTGATGATCAGCGTGTTTCTGTCCGCTGTTGCGACATCGACAGCTAATAGCTCTGTTTTCGCTTTTGCCAGATATTGATTGCGAAAATCGGTTAGATCAGTGCTTGCCATCAGTTCAATCCCGCGTAGATGAGGGCTAAAAACTCATCGGTAATCCCGGAAGGGGAATCAACCCAACTCCTAACCCCCGCCGCTGTGCTCGATAGCACCATGCCGTCGCTGGACGGATTTCCGAGGGCGGGTTCTTTCCCATCTACTTCACTCTTTTTAGCACAGTCTAAATACTCGGAAACTCCCGTTCCTACTGCTAACCTAGATTCGTCGGTAATGAGATATGGTTCGCCATTCAGTAGAGAATTAGCTGTTTTTGCCGATTCAATTTGCGCCCGTGTGCCGCGCTTGATTTGTATAGACGCCATTAGAAGGTACCACAGTCCACAGCGCCAACAGCTAGAGTAACGAAGGCATTCCCTGAGTCTTTAGTCCACGTCATGGACGATGACATTCTCAATATGCCATCTGCACCGGTCGTCCCCCACAAAAAGCCGCTGGTTCCTCCACTCACGACAGCGCACTTCTCATCCGCAGACCCTGATGGAATGTTCAGTGCGGTTTTGAAATCATCAAACGTAATCTTCTTTTCCAGCGCCGCGCTGGCATCATGTATCAATAACAAGTCCGCCGCGCCTTCAACACTGGAAAGCGTAGTCAGATCATCAATCGGTGGAACAATCGGGTAGGTAGTCGTCGCATCCGCCGCAATATGCAATGTATGTCGATCTGTCGTTGCGAATTGTTCACCAGCCAATAAAGAACTGGTGGGAAGATTGGCTTTCAATCCGCGTTTAATTTGCACAGTAGGCATTATAGGAATACTCCACAGTCAATATGTTCAAGTTCGATATTGGTTCGCGCTTCAATCTTCATCTGTGAAGTGCTGAACTCGTTTAACCGGTTAGTGACGAGTAGCGCACCACTGGCATCACCTATCGGGCCGTGCGATCCTTGAATCCCTTGTATCCCACGCGGGCCTTGCTGGGCAACCTCAACAATCTCAACAACAATGGATTCCGATTCAATTGTTTCTACAGTAACCGCTTCTGTGAATTCAACGGTATTAATAGAATCCGTTACACTATCAGCAGTTATCAATTCAATAACATCAATACGCGGCGCTTCAATGAGCACCGATTCGACTGAAATTATTGAATCAGTAACTGCTTCAGACATCTCTGGTCACTTCCTGTTCAGAGATTAAATAATAGGTCGGTGTTTGCCAAACTTCACCAGTAATACCGTAAGTCAATTCAATATCAAAATAAACTTTTATTCCTATCGGAAACAGCACAGTTTGTACCGGAGTTAATTCCACTTCTATAGTACCGTTGATAGGAATAGGAATTGACAAGCCGTTAGTATCATTTAGAGTCAAGATGACTTCGCCATCAACAGATTCAGTGCGAAATAAGGCGCGATAAGTAGTTACATCGGACAAGTCAATCGCTACCCCACTGCTATCCTTGCGAATAAGACTGAATCTCCAAGTGCTTCCACGCTTAAAGAATCCACTCAATGCTTTCGGTTTCATTTCTTAATCTGCCCATAGGCAATTTCTATAGCGGCATACAGTAGCCATGTCGCAACACTGACTCCAGCATCGCGCAGCATGAGATAAACCTGTTCGCGCTTCTGTTCTCCGGGAATATCAGCGCCAGTCAAGAGATACACACTCGACACAACGGCATCCCAGTCTTTAGCAAGCAGGGCGGCGATGGCTTTTTGCAGTAGAGTTATCCAAAATGATTTCATTTCTATCTTACACAATCGCAACGTGCTTAAAGAGCCAATAAATCAGACAACCAATTCCGGCGATGCTTCCGAAGAAACCGATAATCGCGCAGATCATGACAAATACCCATCCAGAATCGCTGCCGTCGCTGTACATCTCAATATCTCCACTCGCACTGAATACCCATGTTATCGATCTCCGAACCCGCTTTGTTCAGGCCCAGTGTCGGATGGCACGGACTCGCGCAGCCGTTCAGCAGAAGAATAACGAACAGCCACAGGATTAGGACTGTCAACAACTCGTCCGGCTTGAGCTTCTTTCTCCGCCAGATGCGTACTAACCAAGTCAATCGGTGGAAGCTGGACATTGACAGGCTGCGGAGCGTGTTCATTTCTGTAGATTTCAATCGCAGCAAGAATGGCGGTGACAGCAATAATGATCTGCTCTTGCAAGGCTGGATCAATCTTGTAACCAACAATACCCGCTATCACAAACAGCCCTTTCCAAGTGGAAGGTTGCTTGAGTTGCCGAAGTATCCAGTTCATAGTTCGAGTTTAAAAAACGAGTGATTGCCAATGACCGCAATGGGTTTGCGACCTTTTGCCCACTTCGTAAACTTCGCAATCTTGGTGGTGCAATAGTGATCACACCCTTTCGTGGGGTCTGGAACCACGCCAGTCAAGACTTGACGACACACTTCTTTCAACTGAGCGAAAAGTGGTAACTGTTTAGTAGATTCTGCAATCAGCTTTGGATAGTTGGGATCATTGCGATACCAGCACGAGAACTGAAACGGATCGAGACACACAGCTGCAATGGTATCGTCTGGCACGTTATCGCCCGCATCACGACTCCACCAACGCGGATTCTTGTAGCGATTGAAGATGACATGAGCGACGGCGTGTTGGCCGATAATGGATTCGCCTCGCGCTTCGCCGAGCAATGTAAGCGCCATTACATCCAGATCATCTAACGGGTTATAGCTCACTCCACCACCTCAATCTCTTTCGGTTCGTATTCTTTGCAGTGCGAAGGAAACTCCAACTTGTCGAGTTGGCAGTAATAAATATCTTCGTCTTCATCAACAAAGAAGATGCAGGTATGACAATCCAGTGTTTTACTGGCAATCCGCTTCGGGATGATACCCCTCATGTCTGTGTCCTTAATAAAATCAAACTACTTAAACCACATTTACGATGAAATTTTCAAGGAAATGATTTCAGCCCCATCGTTCCACATGAACTTCGTATAGAGCTTCAAACAGACGAATTTTGAGTTCAAGGAACGAATTAGCCGTTCCACTCTGTACCTGAACGTGGCGCAATTCTTTTTTCTCGTTATCGTAAAAACGAAAGGTAGGAGAATAAACATCCACCACAATATCATTCACGGCCAGCATACAAGCTGGTTTTACATCAAAGTCCTTGAGCCTTCCACTCTTGACTAATTCAAGTATCCCCAAATAGCGTTTGTACTCGTGTTCGTTATTGAAGTGGTATCCATCAACACTAATCTTGCCTTTCATGGAAATAACTCTTGTTGTTCGTAACTGGTCAGTGGTGGTGACGATGCAAATCCGAGACTCGCCCAACCTTCACCTGGCTTGATCATGGTTGATTTGCCGGATTGTCCCGTCAACTTAGGAATCTGAAGGTGGCCGCGCCTGTTCCTTCTCCATCCTCCATATTCTGTTTCGAGTCGGAGAATATCGCGCACAACGGCTTTGGTGACTTTGACGGCAGGGTGCCACAACCACTCGCGCTCAGGAGGCCAGGGCCGCGACAGCAGGAATGCAGGCATCACGAAGTAGAATGGAACGACTCGATAACGATGATTCTTGGTGACGGCAAAATCGAAGCCTTCGTAAACGTACTGCTCATCTTCCAGATATTCGGTTCTGGAGCAGAAGATGGGCAGATAGGGGCCACGATAATCGATTGTCAGACGCTCGTAGCGGGCAACGGTCATTGGTCGCCAGTAGGCCCACAAATGAAACCGTTGTACTTGGAAGACATAGTGATACTTTGAGTTGAAGCAGGCCGAGAAATAAAGATTCCACTCGTTGAGTAAACCAGCGAAATCTCGTGCTGCATCATACTTGAGTTGGAGTGGCGATACCGTCTGCTTCACAAAACTTCACGCACAGAGCGCAGTATTCTTGAGTGGATGGTTCAATGATTGAGTAAATGTGCTGCTTTCTACCACAAGCGGAGACTCGTTTTTGTGGACTCAATTCATCAATCAATCCCCAATAATGAATCCTGCCTTTACTCCCCACTGCTAACCAGCCTGTTTTATCAGAACTCTTCATAACGAAATCCTCCGCCGTCTTTCTTTGAATTTGCGAAGACAGCAATAAAGCGAAATGGGTACATAGCAGCCGCTATTTTTAACTTCTCCTTACTCCCGTCCATCCATACACTTTTCGTTTCGTGCATTTCCATTTCACCGTTAGCGAGTAATACTGAGAAGTCAGGATTGTAATGGCAATTATCTGCCAACTTGAATTTGATTCCCTCGAACTTGTACCACAAGACTTCCCCAGCCTGTTTCCGCAATTCGAGGTGAGCTTCATAAGCAGTTTCGAGTTTATTTTTCTCGCCTGCTTTCATACGACCTAGAGCGAGAAACTTGCGATTCATCATGCGACCCATCCAACATCTTTAAAGTAATCGCACACCATCAACTCATCATCAATATCCAACTCCATTTGCTCTTTAGCAACATGGCGATTCATTGCTTCTTGAAGTAACTCCATCGCTAGTACAGGATTATTATTCTGTAATGCTTCAATCACTGACTCATACATAACTCTTCTCCTTCAATCCAGTAAATTGCAGAGCATCGAGCGCACTCTGCTTCAACTCCGATAAATCATACGACTCTTGAACTTTGCCCTGCAAGACTTGATTCGGTCGAACAGCGTGGAGTTTGCACTCAGTCTTCTCGCAGTTGCCGACAGCAAACACATCATCATGCCGACACTCTAAACAAAAGGCATTAATCGCTTTTCGTAGACTCATCACACTCTCGAAAAAAAGGGGAGCGCCTGGCAACTTCACAGCAACTCCCCAAAGGGTGAAAGATACTATACTACTCTAAGCTGCATTTGTCAACGCTTGTTGGATAACACATTCATGTCTCTTCTGATCTTGACGCAGATGGTATCGCTGGCGATAGTGAGCCATCCATTGCAAATCTTCATCCGTCACTCAACGAGAAGAATGAACAGGCAGAAAAACATGAAGCCCCTGCCCCGCAACCTAACCCATAACCCCCATCTTTCCTACCGCCCTTTATCCTACCAAGGCGCGGAATAAATAGGATTGGTTGTGGAAACGCAGGTTTACGGTTAAAATTATTCACGACATCGGGAGACTGCAAACAAGTACAATGATGATTACTAAGCAAGACAATCTTTTTGTTGAGATTGGGGCCGCTGCGGTCTCGATAGATGAATCCGCGCGGCGATTGCACGTCTCGCCAGCTACGATAAGAAACTGGCTGAAAACAGGATACCTTAAGTCGGCTGGTCGTGCACAAATCACAGAAGAATCGCTTGACCATTTTCAGAGCAAAATCGCAGGCAATGAAAAGCTTAATCAGAGGGCGAACAAATCAGCAAAGGACTCGCACGACCATGATGCGGTAGCTTTGCGCTTCATAGAAAGAGTGCAATCAAATGGGGCGATTCTTGATCACATAGGCGAAGACTATGAATCGTGTCTTTCGGATTCACACCGCAACAAAGAAGGGATTTACTACACACCTTCCTATGTTGTTCGTGATATGCTGTCTATACCTGAAGAGGATATTGGGAAGGCTACATTCTGTGATCCCTGTTGCGGCTCAGGCAATTTCATCATCAGAGCGTTAGAGATCGGTTTCAAGGCTGAGAATGTTTATGGATTTGATATTGATCCCGTCGCTGTTGAAATCACTAAAGCACGAATCCGTCAATTCTGTGGCTACGATAGCCCTAATATTCAGGAAAAAGATTTTTTGCAGATTGCCGGTAACTACACATCACAACGCTTCGACTATATTTTCACCAATCCACCTTGGGGAAAAAAACTTTCCAAGGAGGAGAAAGAGCTAGTCGGAACTAGATTTAGAAGCGGCTCAACTGTCGATACTTGTTCCCTTTTCTTCCTTGCTAGTTTGGCAAGTTTACGTAGCGGAGGAAAGTTGGGCCTTTTGCTTCCTGAATCATTTTTCAGTATTTCCACTTTCGAGCATACTCGACTCAAAGCGCTTAGCCTTTCAATCGAAAGAATTGTGGACTACAACAAGCCTTTTAAAGGTCTTGTAACCAAAGCCCATGCCATTGTTCTCACTAACAATCCAAGAGATCTTCAAGGCGTTGTGAAATGCTGCAATCCGAGCGGTAGTATTCAAAGATCAATTACATCATTCTTGTCTAATCCCAAATCGATTCTAAACCTACAATGCGATCATGAATCGGCAGCCACTTTGGAATACTTTTTTTCCATACCGCATATTTCCCTTGCTGGGCAAGCATCTTGGGGCTTGGGGATTGTTACTGGGAACAATAAGAAGTTTATCGTTACGTCTCCGAAAGATGGCTTTATCCCAGTTTTGAAGGGTTCTGACATATCTCAGTATGGATTAAAGAAGCCACGTAGTTACATTCCATCTGATTTTAGTCAGTATCAACAGGTCGCACCGCTCCAGCTATATTTAGCCAAAGAAAAACTCATTTATAAGTTTATTTCTTCTCGGCTCTGCTTTTTCCATGATACGGAGCAGAGATTTTTTCTCAATAGTGCGAATATGCTTATTCCAGAAAAAGATTTCCCAGTATCAACTAGGGTATTGGGGGAGCTTTTAAGTAGCGACTTCATGAACTGGATTTTTTCAAGCATTTTCAATACGCACAAGATTCTGAGAGGGGATTTGGAGTCTCTGCCAATCCACAGTCAGTTCCTCAAAAATGCATCTTGTTTCGACGAGATAACATATCTACATCACTTAAATATAAGGAGAGAACAAGATGGAACTTACCGAATTAAAAGATAGAATACGGGCATCCTTCACCGGATCGAAGCAAGATTTGGAAGAGGTGATAGCAATTGTCGAGGCAGACCGCGCGATTTTCCAATTCTTCGCAACTTGTATTCCAGATTAGACATGGTTCTCACAGTCGCCCTTATTGGTCTCAATGAAGTTCTCAAGTGCGATTAATCGCGCATTCATCTCA